GTATGCAGATTACGGCCAATTATGGTTGGGAAGTAATGAGATTATTTCAGCGACATCACTGGTAGCCGGTGGTGTGACAATTCCACCAACTGATTACTTCTTACGTCGTAGTGATGATATTGACGAACCACCTTACAATATATTAGAGATAAATCGCGCAACGGCTTCAGCCCTTTCATCGGGGGCCACCTCGCAGCGAGCTATCAGTCTAACCGGATTGTTTGGACACAATGCCACGAGTACTGCTATTTCAGATGCACTGCTTTCGGCTAATATAAATTCAAGTGTCACACTGGCTACGATAGCGCCTAGTGGTGGCCGTTTGAATGTCTATCCCGGATCATTGATAATGATCGGAATAGAGCGTATGGAGGTCAAGGGCCATGGAATGAGTGCTACCGGACAGAATCTATTGAACACGCTGACCAATCAGAAATCTGATAATGATATTCTGGTCACTAATGGTTCTCTTTTTGCGGAAGGAGAAACCATTCTGATTCAATCAGAACGTATGTATGTGGTAGATATTGCTGGAAATACATTGCATGTACGTAGGGCATGGGATGGTACTACGCTAGCCACACATTTATTAGGTGCGGGTTCTCCCATCTATGCCTTACGTGAGATTACTATCACACGTGGTGCATTGGGTACCACTGCCGCAGCACATACTGCAAACGATTTGGTGTACTGTCATCAGTTCCCGCCATTGATTACAGAATTGACCATTGCAGAAACCATAACACTGATCGAGCAAGCATCATCGGGTTATGCACGTGTGGTTGGTTCGGGTCCTAATGCCAGAGAATCGGTAGGAAAGGGTTTGGAAGACTTACGACAGCAAGCTATCAAAACTCATGGAAGATGTAACCGTATGGGAGCTATATAATGCCTGATTTCAGAGTGAATGTTTCCGTGCAACAACGTGGACCACTGTTTGACATAGCAAAATCAAAAGCGGCGGCAAAACGTATGGTGGTCGAGGTGAATGATGCCATTGCTACAGAAGGAGTGAATAGAGTACGGGTGCGTCTGGGTAGAGTACTGAGAAATCCTACTGGTTTCTATTCATCTAATGTAGTGGTTGATAGAAGACAAGTCTACCGGGGTGTTTCTGATTCCAATGTAGTCTATGGTGGATGGGTGGAAGGTGTTGATCCCAGAAACAGAACGACGCGATTCAAGGGATACCATACATTCCAAATAGTCAGACAAGAACTATTACGTGATAAATCACAGATTGCTCAACCAATAATTGATAAATTCATAAATGAACTGCAAGGATAAATAAATTATGACAACACCCGACTTTTCGGAATCATGGATAGATCCAATTTTCAATGCCATTGTGAGTGATGCACAAGCATCTGGTTACTTTGATGTAGTAAATCAATTTGAACCTAAAGCTAAACCAAGCACTGGACTATCAGCAGCCGTATGGTTACAACACATTGTGCCGATTGGCAGAATCAGTGGTCTAGCTACAACCAGTGCGCGATTACTATTCATGCTGCGTATTTATTCTAATATGTTCAAAGAACCACCAGATATGATAGATCCCGATCTAGCAAGGGCTGCCAGTAATCTTATGCGCCGTTATCATGATGATTTTGACTTTGGTGGGGTGATCCGCAACGTAGACTTATTAGGAGCGTATGGAGTTGCATTAGAAGCTAATGCAGGCTACATGCAACAGGATGATACAGAATTTAGAATTGTGGATATTCAGATACCATGCTTGATAAATGATGTTTGGCCTCAAATAATGTAGGGATATGCTATGGCAAAAGAATCAGGACTGGGTGCCAATCTTTACATAGATGGATGGGATATATCAGGCGATACCAATTCTGTGGGAACACTCAGTAAGGCACTCGCACCCTTACCTGTTACCGGTATTGACAAGTATGCCGTGGAGCGCTTACCAGGCAAACTAACTGGACGCATCGCATGGGTGTCCTATTGGAATCCAACCAATGCGCACCTAGCACTGGAAACATTGCCGCGAACTAGCCGTGTGGTAACCTACCTCCATCGTCCATTGTTGGGCTCACCAGCTGCGTCCATGGTAGCCCAGCAGATAAGCTACGATCCAAAGAGGGAGGACAACGGAGGACTGACAGCAACAGTGGACACCTTGTCAAATGCGTGGTGGTTGGACTGGGGATTGAGTCTTACGAACGGAAAGCGCACGGATACCACGGCGACAAATGGTGATGGAGTCGATTTTGGAGATCCAACGCCTATTGCATATTCATTCGGATTACAAGCGCATCTACATGTATTTGCATTTACAGGAACTAATGTAACGATAACACTGGAACAATCGAGTGACAATGGTGTTGGTGATACTTTTGCGCCAGTAACAGGCGGCACATTTGCCCTTGTAACGACTGCACATACTTCCGAACGAATAGCTACGGCGCGAAACCAGAGTGTTGAGCGATATTTGAGAGTGGTGACATCTGGTACGTTTTCCAGTGTTACCTTTGCAGTAAATGCTACAATAAATAGAACGGATATGACCATATGATCCGACGTGTAAATCGCGTTATGCCAAAAATGGCAACACAATGTTATAAAACGTTTGCATTGAAGTCACCTATCAATACCCATTATCGTCGTGCAACGTGTGCTGAAATAGAATGTGAAGCATATGTATCAGGATGGTATTTGCTAAAAGATAATCTTCCTGAAGATATGTTTTATATAGCCACGCATTCGGGACGTCGCTACCAAGAAATATATGTGGATGAAGGAGGTAGCCTATTAGACACGGTAGTACCACAAGGTATGTACTTAGTTTTCTATGCAGGACAAGAATGCTTTGCAGCCGCTTCACATGTTATTTCACTGGATAGACCTGAGTTCTATTATATTGGTAGGGGTGACTGGCGTTCATTCAATGTTAGAAACGCACAGCAGTATAATAAACCTGGTGTTTGGCTAGATCAATTTGCTACTCATTTGGATAGTATCAACACTGAAATCAACAGAGGATAGGACTTATTATGTCTAAAAGTGGTGGCTTAGGATGGACGAGTTTTAAAGTCGATAATGACGTTCCTACTGCTATTGAGTTACGCAACGATTTTACTAATTTGGAGATAGCGACACCATACAATACACAGGATATTACGGGTATCGACAAGTGGGCAACAGAACGTCTAGCCCTACTTGCTGACTTGTCGGGCACACTGAACAGTGTATTCAATCCCGCCGCTAACCAGGTGCATGCTGTCATGTCTGGAGATATGCGTCTTGTGCGTACGATATCACTTGAGATTCTTTTACAGAAATTGACGGCGAAAGTTCTTTTCACAGATTACGCGCTGACACGTGCGGCTGGTGGTGAATTTACTGGACAGCACCCATTCGTACTCGCGGATGGTACGGTGCCAGACTGGACTGTGTAGTAATAATAACAGAGAGGCAGAGGAAATGAGTGGCTACCAGCCATTGAAAAAAATATATAATCTCACATTCGTGCAGTATCCTGGTTTGGAAATATCTATTGGTTCCACATCTCTGGGAAAACTTATAGAGATATCTCAGGTACAATTAAAAATTAACAGTAAAGACGAGAATGAACGGTTGGCGGTGTTCCGATTCTTTGCTGATAAACTGAAATCGTGGAATATAATGCATCCTGAAATAGATGCCAATGCTGCTATATGTGACAAATGCGGTCTATCAGAAGGAGCGCCATTACCCGCCACGATGCAGGGCATAATGTGTTTAGATTTAGACTTTGTCATGGATATCATTATTGGATGGATGACTGCAGTCAGTCGCGTATCCGACCCAAAAGGCGAGAATTCGAACAATGGAGAGATGAGTATCCCAGAGGATATGATGACGAAATTAGGGATGCTGCAAAACCCAATGAAATTGCCCACGCCGAACTGATTCTGGGAATAATGGAGCGATTCAATTATTTAAATATTGATGCTGTACTGAATGAGGATACGTATTTGCTGTATCTTTTGGATTGTGAAAGTTATGGAATAAGACGCGATGAACAGGAGAAATTAGCCGAACTAGAGGCGCAAGGAACTGATTATGGCTGATGAGATCAAAATAAAAATAGACACTACAGAGAATGCAACAGAAACACTTGAGAAGATAGGTTCTACCACTGTTCGTACAGAACGTGTGATAGTGCAATCTATGTCCAATGCTGGTCAGTCCTTCAACACAGCGGCACGTTCTACAGGAAATCTTAAAAATTCACTAGACAGTGTTGCCGACCAGGGCGGTACCCTTGCCGATGGCATGGACAGTGTTGGTCAAGTAACCCAGTCCGTAAGTGACATCATGAGTTATTCTGAAAGAAAAGCGGAAGCACTTGCCGCTGCAGAACAGGATATAAAACAAGCATCACAAGATGCGGAACAATCAATACGTGATCTGGAACAAGCCACCCGTAATGCATCACAAGCGATGATAGATGGTGAACAAGCTGGAATAAATTATGAACAGGCACTACTAGATGAGAAGACAGCTCAGGATGAATACAATGCGGCAGTGGCGGCAAATGGTCCTAATTCCGCCGAGGCGCAGCAGGCACAAATAAAATTGAAACAAGCCCTATTGGACCAAAAGCAAGCAACCGAGGAAGGAAAACAAGCTCAGGAAGATCTGGCACAAGCCAATATGGAAGCGAAACA